ATATAGCGATAACGAGAAGTTAGGAGAAGTAAATATGCTAATAGCATTAATAGTAGTTCTAATCATTTTGATGATTATATCAACAGCAGTATTACTGTATGAACGTTATTGGTTAAAAAAATTAATTGATTTTATCCAGGAGCACAATACGTCATTAATGACAAAGAACAAAGCACATGAAGATTACAACAAAGAGTTAACTGGAGAACTAAAGAAAATAGTAAAAAGGCAACAAAAGATAGAAGACAACTTAAGAAAAGTTTTAGAAGGGAAGAATTAGATGGAAGCAACAATTGGTTTCGCTGCAGGATTCGCTCTAGGAGCAGGATTAATGGCGATGATTAGCGTGAATGCTTATAACAAGCAAGCTGAAGAATTAAGAGAAGAAAAAGATAACAACAAAGGGTTAGCAAATACAATTGAGAAAATTAGGAAGGAAAGAAGAAATATGTTAGTAAAAATAGTTAGGGTAAATAACCCTAAAGCAAAACATAGAGAAGGACAAAAAAGAGAATTAATACTAGTTGGCAATCGTGCCGAACCAAAATATGTTGATGGTAGTGAAAAATATTGCCTAACATCTCAAATCAAAAAAATTACAATGGAAACTCAAAATACAATTTATGAGTTAGAAGCTATGTTGGAGGAAAAAGAAGAAGATGGAAAATAAAGAGAATTATTTTATCAAATTAAACAGCATAGATGTAGGAGAAAAGATAGAACAAAAAAACGGATTATCTTACTTGTCTTGGGCATGGGCATGGGGAGAAGTTAAAAAGATTCATCCAGATGCAATTTATACGATTTATGAACGAGATGGTGAACTTGGACCAATCAATTATTTTACTGACGGAAAAACTTGTTGGGTTAAGACTGGAGTAACAATTAACGGAATTGAACATATTGAAGAATTACCAGTTATGAACTATAACAATAAATCAATTCCATTAGCAAGTGTTACAAGTTTTGATGTAAATAAATCCATTCAAAGAAGTTTGACTAAGGCTTTAGCTAGACATGGTTTAGGTTTATATATTTATGCAGGAGAAGATCTCCCAGAAGAATCTAAAGATGAACAAAAAGATGAATCCAAATCAAAAGGAAAAAATACAAAAGGTAAAACAACTAAAGAAGAACAAGATACAGTTGATTATTGCGCAGAACTTGAAAAATTTATAACTGATAAGAAGTTAGATAAGTTAAAAGTATGTGCAAAGTATAAGTTAAATAAAACTAGTAAACAGGAAGACTTTAAGAATGCGTTATTGAATTTGAAGATAGAGGTAGGAGAATAATATGCAAGACGTAAAAGTAGATAGAAATAAATATATTGGTGGAAGTGATATTCCAATAATAATGGGAATCAGTCCCTTTAAGAAAAGATTTGATTTATTGTTAGAGAAAGCAGAACTTAAAGAAGACAATTTTGAAGGTAATGCTTATACAGAATATGGCAATTTAATGGAACCTAAAATAAGAGATTATATTAATGAATTTTTTGAAAGAAATTTTAAGGAAGGTAAACACATAAACGAAGATATTCGTTGTCATACCGATGGAGAAGATGAAAAAGCTATCTTAGAAATAAAAACAACATCAGAGATTCATGAAACAGTAGATGAATACAAGAATTATTTAGTTCAATTATTATTCTACATGATGAATACAAATCGAGAAGAAGGAATCTTAGCAGTATATCATCGCCCAGAAGATTTTAATGATGAATTCGATGATTCTAGATTGAAACTATACACAATTAACATTGAAGATTATACGAAGTTATGTAGCGATATAGAATCAGCTGTAGAACAATTTAGAATTGACTTAGAAAAAGTAAAAAAGAATCCTTTAATTAGTGAAGTCGACCTAATACCTAATGAGTTAAATGAATTGCTTAAGGAGTTTATTAATACCAAAAACACAATTGATGAATTAACAAGTCATAATAAAGAAATCATCGATAAAGTTGAACGATTAGTAACAAGAACTGGTACTAAATCTTTCAAAATTGATAACAAATCTGTAAGTTTTGTTTATGGGGCAGCTGGAGTATCAACAACCAAAAAAGAATTTAATGTAGATAAGTTTAAAGAGGAAAACAAGGAGCTTTATGATCAATATGTAGAAAGTATTACTAAAGCTGGTAAATCTTCTTCAAGTAGCATAAGAATAAGCGAAACAAAGGAGAAATCTAATGAATAGTGTATGTTTAGTAGGAAGATTAACAAGAGATCCAGAACTAAGAACCACAAATAGCGGAATATCTAATTGTAGATTTTCTTTAGCTGCTCCAGATAAACCAGGTCCAGACGGAAATCCTCGTACGAATTTTATCAACATTGTTACTTGGAGAAGTCAAGCTGATAATGTAGCTAAATATTGTAAAAAGGGTAGTATGGTAGGCATTACTGGAAGAATAGTAACAGGAAGTTATCAAGCAGATGATGGAAGTACGAGATATACATTTGAAGTAGTAGCCGAATCAGTACGATTCTTAAGCAGTAAAAAGGACGGAGAATCTACAGCTGTAGAAAATAACAACGCTGAAGATTTTAACCCAAATGAAGTTGTTCTTAGCGATGATGATCTACCTTTTTAGAGGTTATTATGCAAAAGGAAATTGAAGCTAAGATAAATAGAATAAAAGAATTATCTATTGCAAACATTTGTAGAGATATGAAAGAGCATTTTACCAAAGAAGATGCTGAAGAAGAAAGAAAGTGTAACGAAGAAATCGAAAAACTTGAACAAGAGTTAAAAGATTTAGGTTGCACAGAAAAAATTTATTTATAGGAGGAAAATTATGAAAAATAATAAATGGTTTGAATTAAAAGATATAGAATTAGATACAACAAAGGTAAATAATTTTGAAGATTTGAGAAAAAACTTAACGAAAGCAAGTAATTTAGATAGTGATAGTTGGAATATGAATTATTGCGAAGTTGGAGCAAAATTAAGCTTTTTTGGAAAGTTATCTACACCAAGTGGAGAAATTGAAACAACTTATGATTATTTTGTAAAAACAAAACTAAGTGAATTTATCAAAAATGCACAGCTAGACATTTATGAACAAACATTAAATAGTTTAGATCATGCAGTATCGATAAAATTTAGCAGCGGTTCTATTATAAGCAAGATTGTCTTTGGAGATATAGAAAAAGCATACGTAGAATTAAAAGATGTTGTTGATAAAAAGATAAAAGAATATAATCAACAAGTAAGAAAGTTTAACGAAGAAATCGAAATATTAAAAAAAGAAAAAAATAATTCAGAGGTAGAAGATGAATTATAGCAAATACGATGAAGTTATTAATGGTAAGAATACGTACAAAGAAATAGCCAAACTATTACTCAAAAATGACGCTGTTGGAATTGGTTGGACGGACGAGGATAGCACTCATCTAGATATTATATTTATGCTTGGAATATCAAAATTTGGAAGCTTTCAAAGAGGAATTAAAGAAAACCACTTATTTGTAAGCGTTATTGATTATACTAGTTATGCTTTTGACATAAATTCAATACCTAATCTTGGATATATCGAAGAGAAATTAAGGATGAATAATGAGTGTGGTAATAAGCTATCTGAACTTATAATAGAAGTTCTTATAGGGTTAAGGAACTCGGTAAAATGAAAATTAGAGGTAAAATAGTCGACTTAGAACTTGATTATGTAACACGCAAGCCTAAGTTGACTATTCAACTTGATAATCAGATGCTAGTTGGATATGACGAAATAAAAGATTTAGAAGATTTAGATATAACAATAGAAAAGCATAAAGAAAAGCGCAGCATAAATGCAAACGCATATTGTTGGAAATTATGCCAAGAGATAGCTAATAAGATAGGAAGTACTAAAGAGGAAATATATCGAGAAGCCATTCATGGCAAAGGCCCTTTTGAAATAGTACCAATTAAAAAGATAGCTGTTGAAAAATTTATTAGTTCTTGGAATAAAAACGGATTAGGTTGGATAGCTGAAGTATTTGGAGATTCAAAGCTAGAAGGATTTACAAACGTTATTATCTATTATGGAAGTTCTACTTTTGATAAGAAACAAATGAGTTATTTATTAGATTACTTAGTACAAGAAGCGAAGAATTTAGGAATACAAACTTTAGACGATTTAGAATTCGAAAATATGATGAAAGCATACGGAATAGAATAGGAGTGATGTTTTATGGACGGAATAGAAAGAATCAAAGTATTAGCTAGTGAAATAATTGATGAGGATTTAAAAAAGATAACTGATTATTTAATTACTAGAGAAGATATGAATGATAAGTATTTGAATGAAGAAAAATCTATTAAACAGATGGTTGAATTTATTAATGATACAGCTTATAAAGAATTGTCAAAAAAGAAACAAAGTAATTTTAAAGGCTATTGCGTACAAGACGAAACCGTATACGGATGGGCCATTCATTATTGGGATGAATCCAACAAAGATTTAGGACTAGTGGAAGAAGTCAAAGAAGAACCTAAAGAAGAATCATCTAAGGATTTAGAAGAAGCTACTGAAGAAACAGTTAAAGAAATAGAAGTTATTCCACAAAAGGCAGATAAGCCAAAATGGGTAGCTGAAGGACAGCTAAGTTTGTTTGATGTATATTAAAAAATCAGCAAAAGAATTATTTAAAGAATTAGATGATAATTTGAAAATTCCTAAGGGATTTAATAAGTTTGTTAACACGATTGCTAAGGAACATAATTTAATAATCAAAGTTGGCCATGGAAAATATAGATGCACTTATTGTAAGTGTGAATTTGAAGGAACAAATAAAAGAGTTGATAAAACAATAAAATGTCCTGGTTGTAAACAAAAATTGATTATAAAAAGTTCGATACTGAAGCACTTCGAATTTGGCGATTCTGTTGGTGTTATAGACAGATATAAAGATTATTGGATAGTTAGATATTTTGAAATATTAAGTACTTATGATGGTACTAAATTTAATGTCGATACTTGCGAATATGGACGCAAAATTTATAATTATGACTTTAGAGAACTTCACGAAATAATAAATAATCATGTATACACAAATATAGGGGTAAACACAGTCAGACATAACGGTTATATTTTATCTGAAAATTGGAGATATTTTAATTCATATTGGAAAGGAATAGGAGATAAACTGATTTTTTTTCCAGGTAATATGAAAAGCATTTTCAAAGATACAAAGTATCAATATTCACAAGTTTGGAAATATGCTAAGCACGAAAAATACTTTAGTATAAGAGATGTTTTGTATATGTATAGTCCAAGTGTAGAGTTTTTAATAAAACTAAAACTATATAACTTAGTTGGAAAAAGTTATTTTGAAGGAAAAACATTCAAAGAAAGATTTGGTGTTGATAAGAAATTTTTAAAATTTATGCAAAGACATAATATAACTTATGAAGAATTAGAGGTACTTAAGTATTATCAAAAAGAAAACATAAAAATAATACGACACTTTGCACATTTAGACATTAGTCAAATAGTTAGATTTAATTTAGATTTGGATATTTTAAAACAAGACTTAAAAATAAGTAAAAGTAATATTCACGAGTACAATGATTATATAAGAATTGCATCTCGACTTGAATATGATATGAAAGACAAAAGTATATTATATCCAGTTAATATAAAAGAAGCTCACGATCGAGTCATGCGTATTTATGAAACTAATAAATCTAAAAGAGTTCAAAATGCAATAAAGAAGAGATATAAAGAATTAATTGGCAGTAGCTATGAAAATAAAAAATATACTATCTTTCCAGCTTGTAATATTTCAAGTCTTATTAATGAATCTAAACAACAAAACAATTGCGTTCAATCTTATGCAGAAAGAATAGCAGACGGGGAATGTGATATTTATTTTATGAGGTTAGTATCAAATAAAAATAAATCTCTAGTAACCGTAGAAGTTAAAAATAAAAAGATAGTTCAAAAAAGAACAAAAAATAATCAAAATACCACTGAAGAACAAGATAAGTTCTTAGATATGTGGGAGAAGAAAATACTTAGAGGAGGAAATTAAGTGAATATAGAAATAGATAATAAAAAAGAAATGTATATAGAATGCAAATTGTGTAATGGAACAAGAAGAGGCCTATGTACAATTATTAATGGGAATAAATATCATTTAGATTGTATAGATAAATTAGTACAAAATTACGAAAATACAATAGAATTTTGTGAAAGTCTTTTAAACAACAAATACATAACTATAAATGGTAAAACTTATTATAAGCATGAATGTGATGACGAAATAACAAGTTATATATTAGCTGTTTTAGTTGGTAAATTAGAAATAAGTAAAGTAGTTAAGGAAGTGAAAGATAATGTGTGAAGAAACACTAAATTGTTTAATTGGAAAATATTTAAACGGATATAAAATAGTTAAAGTAGAAAAGGATCCATTCATCAAAGGACAAATTAACTTATTTACTGATGAATGGAAATATGAAGCATTTAATGCTAGAAGTTTAGTGATATTTAGAATTAGAGAAGAATCTAATACATCAAAATATTATCAAGAATTAATTGATAAAGAAAAATATGATCTACAGCAAAGAATAGATAAGACTATAAAGTATGTTGAAGAAAACAGAGCAGGATTTATAAGTCCAATTAATTTTTTAGAATTAATATCAATTTTACAGGGTAAGGAGTAGTTGTTATGGGATTATGTTTAACAAATGGAGAAAAAGAAGTTTCTATGGGGTATATAGGCTTTGCTTTGATTAGAAGAAATGTAGCAAAAGCTTACGATAAAAGTATAAGTGATTTATACGAATTATTGTATACACCACCATTTAGGAAATTTAGTGATGAAGAAAACAAGTATCTTGATGAACACTTACCAAAATATTTGGATAAATTTCTTTTTCACAGTGATTGTGACGGACATTTCTGTATTAAGGATGTTAAAGGAATATATAAAGAACTAGTAAAATTAAAACCAACTTTTGAAAGAGAAGATTTTTATAAAAAGTGGGAAGATTTATTAGAATTGTTTTCACAAGAAAAAAGAATTGATATTTATTAAGGAGTAGTTATGGAAGAGATAAAAGAAGGTATGTATGTTCGTTTAGATACTGGAAGAATAGGAAAGGTAATTCATGTAAAAGAAAAAGATAATTATCCATATTCCTACGTAAGAATAGTCATAGATACTGAAAGATACAGTCGTACAACAAGAAATATAATAAAAGCAAGTTATGACATAACAGACTTAATTGAAGTTGGGGATTATGTTAATGGTAGCAAAGTTATTGAAATAGGAGAAGATATTGACGATTATGGTAATAATTTTCAAACAATTAAGGTAGAATGTGATGATATGATAAATTATTATATCGAAAGTATAGAATCCATAGTAACAAAAGAACAATTTGAATCAATGAGTTATAAGGTAGGTGAATGATATGTTAAAGATAAAAGATAATGTAAAATTAGATGATTTGATGGAAGAATACAATTTAGACACTGAAACTATTGATGCTGATTACGAAAATTCAAGACCTGGAGATATAGAACTATCAAATAATGACGGCGTATTCATCAGTGCAAGAACAAGACAAGTATATGGTATAGATCTTTCAAGTTTAGATTTATTATACGATTTAATTAAAGCTGACTTAGTAGAGAAAGAGAGAAATAATATGACAGTAAAAGAGTTAATAGAAGAATTAAAGAATTACGATCAAAACTTAGAATTAGAAATACTAGTTAAGAAGTATAATTCTAATTCAGAAGTAGTAGATGAAACAATTGAAAACATAAAAAGAATAATATATAACCATGAACTAACAGGTGAAGAAAGAGATTCTTTAAGATTAGAAATCGTAATGTATGAAGAATAGGAGGTATATATGGTAGAAATAAAGAAAGATTTAACCATAAAAGAAATATTTGCTGAAATGATGACTCTAAAAAGCCGATTAATAAAGTTATCACATAAATATAATCGATCAATGATTCTAATATCAGCAATAACCTATAAAGACATAATAACAAAAGGGGGAAGAAAGAGTGATGATGTTATGCTAGACAAGACAATAAGACGTGAAGAACTTAAAGATGAATTTGATGTAGTAAAAGAATCATACGATAGTTATAAAGACATGGCTATCAAAAAGATTCAAGAGATGATTGCTACAAAGCCTGTAGAAGAATGTATTGTATATTTTAGAGACGAATTGCATTGGAAGTGGAATGATATAACAAAAATGTTTAACTATTCATTAAGACAATGCCATAACTTATATTCTAAAGGTAAGAAAAAGTAATTTGCACATTATTGCACACAATTGCACATTAATTTGGTCTACAATGATAATATGAGAAAATATTAATTAATAGTTTCTCATAAAGTTCTTGTTACTACATAAGAACTCCTTTCTAATCGACGGAAGCTACTATTAAGTAGCTTAGAGAGTATTGTAGCACTTCACTTCACACTCGCAATACTTTCTGAGGTGCTTATTATTAGCACTATGATTTATTATCATTTAGCTCCAAATTTAGTAGTACTATCTTTTATAGGTAGTACACTGATAATAACGACAAGTTTCTTTGTGAACTTCATAATCTCCATAAATTACAGTTTGATATTATCAGTGTAGTGCTTGTAAAAGTACTGATTCTAATACGAGTACGAAGATAAAGTAAGAGTGAAATAAACTTGTCGGGCAATCGTTAAAAGTGAGTGTGATGACTTGCCAGTTCTGATATATTGCTGGGTAGAGAAGTGGTTATCTCGTTTGGCTCATAACCAAAAGAACGTGGGTTCAAATCCCACCCTTGCAACCATTTAGGGGAGTAGCTCAGAAGATAGAGCGAAGACAGTTAGCCTGTGGTCGTAGGTGCAAGTCCTACCTCCTCTGCCAATTTGAATTTAAGAGAACTAGAAATAGTTCTTTTTATTATGTATAGAAAGAAGAGATATAGATGAAAGAAAAAGCTATTGAAATGATGAACGCAGTTTATAGCGAAGATGAACAGCAAAAGAAAAGAATTGAAGATACAAGAGAAGCCTTTGCTACAGTTACTCAATTTGTATTAGAAAATATGAATGATAGTAGAGAGAAGAGCTTAGTACTAACGAAACTTGAAGAAGGTTGTATGTGGGCTATTAAAGGTATTACTAGAGAAAAACAAGATGAAAGTCTTGGAGAAAATAATCCTAATACATCTACAAATGCATTTAATGCAGCAAAAACAATTGATGTTAAGCTTAATGTTGATATTAAACAACCGAGTCAAGAAGAGCTAACAAAACAAATAAATGACGCTTTTAATAATTGTAGTATTAGTGGAGTGTCCTCTTTTATGAATTAGTTATGAAAAAGAATAAGAAGAAAGAATCGATTAATCTATGCTTTAGATATAGTAATTGTAAATTATGCCCTCGATCATCTAAATGTGATGAGGAGTTAACAAAATCTAAAGTAGAAGAAAAAGGGAAGATTATTAAGTTAGAGGTGAAGAGATGAAAAAAGCAAATATAGGGGATATATGGATAGTTCTAATCCCAAAAGTAGTAACCAGCAAGAATCTAACTAAAATAGATTTAGAAAAAAGACCATGTTTGATAATAGATGACGGACATGGTTTTATTATTGAAGAAAATAGAGATTACTTAGGATTAAAGCTAACAACAAAAGAAGGTAAAAATCACAAAGCGATAAATGATTGGCATAGTTTAGGATTAAAAGGTGAATCTTATGTAAGAATCGAAACTCCAATAAAGATAGAAAAAGGACAACTTATTAGTAAGATAGGAGAAATGAGCAAATATGACTTATATGTTTATTTAAATGAATTATCCAATTATCTTAATACAGATGTAATAAATAAGATAAAGACAATGTAAAAAGAATTACTTGATTGCAAGAAGTAATTATAAATAGAAGATGGTGAGGAGAGTGGCAAAATATGATTGGAGCAACTTAGAAAAAGAATACATACTAAGTGATTATAAATCAGTAAGTGCATTCTTAAAGAATAAAGGAATACCAAACAACGGAAGTACTAAAAAGAGTACAAAAGGGTGGAAAGAAAAAAAGGTACAAAAAGAGTACCAAAAGAGTACCAAAACAATTGAGAAAGTTATCGAGAAAGAAGCTGAAAGAGATTCTGAACAAATAGTCAATACAAAAGACACAGCAAAGCAGTTACTTATTAAGATAAACGAATCAATAGAAGAGTTAAATAAGTACATTGTTAAATCTAAAGTTAAGACCAAAGCAGTTAAGTATGATTATAAAGTTGGTAAAGCCAAAGAAGAGATAGTAACTGAAAAAGAAGAATTGAACGAATTGAGTTCCATAATTGATAAAGCAGGTTTAAAGAGTTTAGCATCAGCATTAAAAGATATCGATGATATATTGGAAGAAAAAAATCCAGATCCAAATCAAGATAAAATGCAAAAGGTTAATGAATTGCTTAGTGCATTAGAAGGTGAAGCTAATGATACTTAGTGATAAGCAAAAAGAATATATTAGAAATGCTCACCATAGATATAATTTGAAAGTTGGAGCTAGACGATGTGGCAAAACGTATCTTGATGCTTTGTATTTGATTCCAAGAAGAATAATAGAAAGACAAGGAAAAGATGGCTTAAATGTTATCTTAGGAGTTTCAAAAGGAACCATTGAAAGAAATGTATTAAAACCTTTAAGAGAAATATATGGTAGTGATTTAGTATCAACAATCAATTCACAGAATATAGCAATATTATTTGGTGAAGAAGTTTATTGTTTAGGTGCTGAAAAAGTCAATCAGGTTTCTAAAATTCAAGGTTCTAGTATTAAGTATTGTTATTGCGACGAATTAGCCAAGTTCAATGAAGAAGTATTTGAAATGTTAAAAGCTTCATTAGATAAACCTTATTCATGTTTAGATGGAGCATTAAATCCAGAAAACAATAATCATTGGTTAAAGAAAAATTTCTTAGATAAAATTGAAAAAGAAAAATTAGATGTATATGTTCAATATTACACTATTTTTGACAATCCATTTTTAACCAAAGAATTTGTTGATAACTTATGTAAGGAATATAAAGGAACGGTTTATTATAAAAGATTAATTTTAGGTCAATGGTGCAATGCCGAAGGTCTGATATATAGAAAGTTTGCTGATAATCCTAAAAGATATATATGGAGCAAAAAAGATGAAAAAGGAAATTATATATTTCCAGACGGACAAATTATTATAGGAATAGATTATGGTGCAACAAAATCTGCACAAGCTTTTGTTGCAACTTTAATATCTAATGACTATAGAACATTAATAGTTTTAGCTAGTGAAAGGATAGAAAGAGAGTTAGATAGTAAAGAACTAGAAGATGCACAAGTAGAATTTATAAAAAAAATTATTTACAAATATGGTAAAGTTGATTTTGTATATCCAGATAACGAAGAATCAGTTCATATAAGAAGTTTGAGCAATCGATGCGAACATGATGGACTAGACGTTATAGTTAGAGGAGCTAAAAAGATAGAAATTAACAATCGTATAAAAGGATTAAACCGAATGTTAGCATTTGGTATTTTTTATTATATAGAAGAAGAATGTGATTCATTAGTGGCAGCAATAGAAAGTGCTTTGTGGAATGATAAGAAGAATACAATGAAAGATGAAAGACTTGATGATGGTACTAGCGATATTGATACAATGGATGCTTTTGAATATACCTTCGAAAGAGATTTAAAACAAATAACTGATGTAATAGGAGATGATTTGAATGTTTAAATTGTTATGGGGCAAAGTATTAGCTTTGTTTGGAAAAAAACAAAATAGTGATGATTACATAATCGAGGAAAATGAGAAATTCGCAATAAATTATGAAAATACAAGAGATATAAATTTTACTTCAATTTTTTCTAACAAGTTAGCTAATTACGTTGTAAATGATTCCAATATAGATCTTATAGGAGATGATAAGAGAACTATATTATTAAAAAGAACTTTAAAAAGTTTAAGGAAAAAGTTAAAGAAAATAGTTGCTAGAGAATTAGGAACAGGAGGAGTTGTAATTATTCCTTATGTTGCTAATGGTAAAATATATTTTGATATAGTTTCTCAAAACCGATTATGTATAAACAAAAAACTAGGAGACGACATAGTAGATTGTACTATTATGGCAGAACAAATTGTTAAAAATAAAAACCATTACTATAGATGGGTAGATTATACTTTGGAAAATGGATTACTGTATATAAGATATAGAGCAACATCAGATACTGAAGCTATTCCATTATCTTTTATTCCAGAGTGGTCCAATATAGAAGATTTGGTTATTCCTAATGTTGATAGAATGCCATTTATGTATTTGAAATCACCAATAGACAATAGACATGAATGTGATGATTATGGTGTACCAATAACTTATGGATGTGATAAGCAAATAAGAGAAATAAAAGAGACATTAAGACAAATCTTGAGAGAATATGATTTAAAAGAAGCTTTTGTTGGTGCAGACGCAAAAATGTTTAAGGGTGAAAATGCTTTGCCAACAAATGGCTTGTATAAGAGAATTAATGGTGGAGATGACGACTTTTGGGAAGTATTTGATCCAGCCTTTAGAGATACATCTTATTACAATAAATTAATGAATCAATGTGCAATGCTAGAAAAACAAATTGGTACTAGTAGAGGAATTTTAACCGATCCTTTATCTTCATATCAAAATGTTGATGAAACAAGGAGATCATTATATGACACTTTCAGCATAGTAGACGATATAAGAAATGGGATAAGTGAAGGATTAGAGGACTTTCTATATGCGTGTGAAATACTGGCAAATTATTTTAATTTAACTCCAATGGGAAATTATGAAATAAAAGAAGATTGGGACTATACATTTATAGAAGACAGTTCAACTCAATGGAATCAATTATTGCAAGGTGAATCAAGAGGAGTAATTAAGAAAGCTGAATTAAGGCAATATATTAAACCAGAAGAAACCCTTGAAGAAGCTCAGTCTGTAATTGACGAAATAGAAGATGATGAACCAACTGTAAAAGACTTGATGGGAGAGTAACACTTTATGCTAAGTGAACAAGCTATAGAACGATTAAGTGAAAGATTAGTTAGCCGAATCGAAGAATTAAACGTTTTTATGATTAGAAAATTAGCTAATCAAATTGTCGATATAGGAACTTTGACACCAACACAATTAAGAGAAGTGTTTCAATCTATTAAGTATGGTAATAATCTAACTGAAATAATTAACAAGATAGCTGAAATAACTGATAAGAATGTTAAAGATATTTACGACATCTTTGAAGAAGTTGCTAAGAAAAATCAAGTATATGCAAAACAATTTTATGAATACAGAAACATTGATTTTATACCATATGAAAGTAATATTCAATTACAATCACTAGTAAAAGGATTAGCTGAAATAACTGTTAATAATTATATTAATATTAGTAAAACAAGTGCTTTTGCTTTTTTAGATAAATCAGGAAATATTCAGTATTCTCCATTAAGCGATATATATCAAAAAATAACTGACGAGGCAATTGCAAGCATAGCCACAGGAAGAGAAACATTCCAACAAAATATGAAGAGAGCAATGAAAGAATTATCTAAACAAGGTATTCAAAATATAAGTTATGCTAATGGTTATCATAGAAGAACAGACAGTTCAGTAAGAATGAATATTAAAGATGGCGTTAGAACGCTTCAAAATACATTACAAGAACAATTTGGTAGAGAATTTGGTGCTGATGGATTTGAAGTAGTCCATCATAAGAATCCTGCTCCTGATCATTCAAGTAATTTAGAAGATGGTTGGCATGATATAGATGGTATGCAATTTAGTATAGAGGAATTTAATTTGATTAATAGTAAATTAAATAGACAAGTAAGCACATTAAATTGTTATCATCATTATATTCCCATAATCTTAGGTGTAAGTGAACCAATTTATACAAAGGAAGAGTTAGAATGTGATAAAAAAGCCAATTTAAAAGGTTTTGAATTTGAAGGTCAGCATTATACCAATTATGAAGGAACGCAGCTACAAAGGCAACTAGAAACAAAAATAAGGCAATATAAAGATATGCAGATAAGTTCTAAAGAAATGGTAGCGATTGATAATGACTATACCGATATATATATTTATCAAGAAAAAATAACACAATTAACCAGAAAATATAATAAATTGTGTAAGGTAAGTGGATTGCCTAGCAGAGTAGAAAGTCTAAAAGTAGATGGATATAAAAAAGTAAAGAAAAGTTAGAAGGTGAATAATGTGGTCGATAATGATATAGGTGGTGTATGGCGAACTGTTGGAGGTCGTAGAATATTTATAAAGAATGGGCAAGACTTATCAACAGCTATGAGAGAAAGTGGGAAATTCAATGAAATAATTAAGGCTAATAATCAAAAGTACGATGAAATAAGAAAGAAAAAAGAAAAAGAAGTTGATGAGATAGTAAAGCCTATTAAATTGTCTGAGAAAGAGCATCTTGCTTGCAATGAAGTTCTAGAAGAATTTAAAAAGAATAACAATGAAAATCTTTCAATAATAGATATAAACATATTTGAAAGAAAGGGAGATATTTCAACATCCAATAAACATTCTTCGGTTGGTTATTCTAAAGAACAAGAAGAGATTATAAAAAACGCTTCTGAAAGAAGTTTAATAGCTATTCATAATCATCCAGGAAATGGTACTTTTTCTTTACAAGATATATATACTTGTATTGAAGATACTAAAATTGGTGGTATAATGGTTGTAACGGAAGATTATATATATTCACTTAAGCCTGATTTTAGTAAAAGTTTATTAGAAAGAGATTCAAAAGGCTATTATTCAAATTTTGAATCAAAATTAGGCGATGCAAATGATAGATTATTGAGTAAATACCCAATGTATAGCAATAATCAACTATATCATATGGCATTTAAAGAAGTTTTTGAAGAAATGGGATGGGAATATGGAAGAGAAGAAAGAAACAAAGATTAATGGTTTTGACGATACTAATGTTGAAAAAAAATGGGAAGATATAATGAAACGCAATCGAAAAAACAAGAAAATTGACGATAATTTTTTATTAACGATAATTAATAGAATAAAGATGAATTTGACTTCTTATGAGCATGAACTTAATTCACTTCCTGAAGCCTATAAAAATAGATTTATAGAATTATACGAAAAAAGCACTCAAGAATAGAGTGCTTTTATTATGCGTCAATGGTGTAATGGCAACACAACAGTCTCCAAAACTGTAGACGTAGGTTCGATTCTTACTTGATGTGCCAATTTTTAAGGACATAGAGATATGTCTTTTTTTCGTGTGGTATAGCAACGATAGGACTAACAATATTTTAATTCACACGTGGACGAGACCACGAAAAAAATCGAAGGAGGAGAAATATATGCGTGAATTTTTAAAAGGCTTAGATTTAGATCAAGAAACAATTGATACAATTATGGCTGAACACGGTAAGTTAGTAACCAAAGATAAAGAAGAAATTACTGACTTAAGAGGAAAACTTGATGCTGCGAATAAAACAATTAATTCATTCAAAGATTTAGATGTTGAAGGCATCAAAAAGGAACTTCAAGATTATAAAGATCGAGAAGCTAGACAAAAAGCAGACGAAGAGGATGCTAAAGAAAGAAAAGTACTATCGACTAGTATATTAGAAGCTATAGGCGACAAAAAATTTGCTAGTGAATATGTACAAAATGGAATTCTGGAGGATGTAAGAAAAGAACTTTCAAAGCCTGAAAACAAAGGCAAAGGTGTAAAAGAGTTAGTTGAAAGCTTAACTAAAGACAAGGACGGAATATTTGTTAATCCAAATAAGCCAGCCGATATGCCAGGTATGGGAGAAGTAACTAACGAAATTACAAAAGAAGCCTTTGACAAGATGAGTTATAAAGAGAGAATAAAATTCAAACAAGAAAATCCAGAACAATTTAAAGAATTTAATAAATAGGAAAGAAGGAAAATATAATGGATACAACAACAAAATTAGAAAATTTAATTGACCCAGAGGTTATGGCACCAATGATTAGTGCAAAAATTGATTCTGCTATTGTAGTTACACCATTTGCAAAAATTGATACTACACTAGAAGGACAACCAGGAGATACTATTACAGTACCAAGATATATATATATAGGAGATGCTGAAGATGTTGCTGAAGGTGTAGCACAAGGAACAACAACTTTAACAACAAGTACAGACAAATATACAGTTAAGAAAGCAGTAAAAGATGTTGAATTAACTGACGAAGCTGTACTAAGTGGATATGGCAATCCAGTCGGAGAAGTAAATTCTCAATTAGCAAAAGCAATTGCAAGTAAAGTTGATGCAGATTGTATGGAAGCTTTACAAACTGCAACACTAAAGTATAATGCAGATGCGAAAATTTCATATGAAGGTATAGTAGAGGGAATCGACTTATTTAACGAAGAAGAAAACGTTGATAAGGCAATGTTTATTGCTCCAGCTCAAGTGACAACTTTAAGAAAGGATCCTAATTTCATTAGTAACGATAAATATAATAACAATGTTATCATGCGTGGCGAAATTGGTATGATAGCAAATACAAGAATTGTTCCTTCAAGAAAAATTAAATTGAATGACGGAAAATATTCTTGTCCTATTGTTCAATTAAATCCTGAATCAATGACTGATGATGAAGTTCCAGCATTGACAATTTATCTAAAGAGAGACACAAATGTTGAAAAAGACAGAATTGTTAAAGGAAAGAAAACTTTAATTTCAGCTGATAAACATTATGTTGCTGCTTTAACTGATGAATCAAAAGTAGTATTAGCAGAGTTTACTGCTTAGGAGGTATAAAAATGAAAGAATATATTCTAGGTAATAAAATTATTTCAACAACTCCTGAAAGATACGAAACAACCTTTAAAGATATGGGGTATGTTCCATATAAGAAAAAAGAAGAAAAAATTGATGATAAAGAACCAAAGAAAAAAGAACCAAAGAAAAATCCTAATGATTCAAATGATAATACATCAAACGAAAAAATATAATAGATTAGGAGGATATTTATGAAGATAGAAAATAAATATCTGTCTTATGAAGAATATAAAGAGCTTGGAGGAGCAATCCAAGAAGCTCTTTATAATTTATTAGAATATCGTGCTGAGAAGAAAATCGATAAGTACACATTTAAAAGATTTAGAAAGATAGATAATTATCCAACTGAATTAAAGATGTGTGTTTATGATTTAATTCCTTTAATGACAAATGATAACAATAGTAATATTGTTAGCGAGAGTATAGGCAATTATTCTGTAACTAAGAAGACCAAAAAAGAACTTGAAAAGGATATATCGGAAATAATTAATGATTATTTATCTGAAGTGTCTATTAATAATATTCCAGTTCTTTATATAGGTGCAGATGAAGACTAATAAAACAATTACAATTTATCATAAGTGTTTTAATGCAGATACGAAACTAGACAAATGGCAAAGGCAGATATCACTTAAAGCAATGGTTCAAGGTGGAAGAGGAGCAAGTATTAATAAAGGTTATGACAAAGCTAATGATATTAGTATTTGGATACCATTTGTAGAAAATAATATTAATTCTATTGATAATTTAAAAAACAAAATACTTATTACTACAAAATCAAACGAAGTAATTGAACTTGCAAAAGAAGATATTATTGTTTTTAGTGAAACTGATGAAGAAATCGAAGTTCAAAAAGATTTGCAATTAGAAAATTTCAATATTACTACATTGATTGTTAATGATTATTGTAGCGAAGAAATGAAACACATCTTTTTAGGAGCGAAATAATGAAATATCCATCAGCAACTACTATAAAAGCAGATTTAAATATAGAAAATGGAGGTTCAACTCATAAGTATTTCACGGAACGATGTCACGTTTATATGGGACCATTTATTCCAGGAGGAGTAAGTGGGGAAATTAATGAATCAGCAGAATTAAGTACTGACGAAATAGCTTATAACTCTCCATTTGCTCATTATTTACATACCGGAATATTGTATGTAGATCCAGAAACAGGAAGTAGTTGGGCTAGAAAAGGACAAACTAAAATTTCTACAGGAAAAGCATTAGAATATCATACTCCTGGAACAGGGGCACATTGGGATGAGAAAATGTGGAATTCTAAGGGAGAAAAAATAATTAGCGAAGTTCAAAAAAAGATGGATAAGGAGTGATCTATTTGAATAATGATGATTTAAAAGCAATAAGAGAGTATTTATATGATAATAAAATTATTGATGAAAAGAATAAGATAAATGTTGATTTTTTAGGCGAAGAACCAACAGAATTCTCTATTGTGCCTGTTCCAGTTGATCCAATTGTTGAAACTTATATAAATGGTATTTCATATAGACAATATCAGTTTCAATTACTTAGCTGTCAAGAGTACGGCTCTGATGTTATGACGAACTTGTCAAATAGTTCTTTTTATGGTGAATTGTATGAAAAAATAGAAAAGTTAAATAAAGAAAGAACATTGCCTAATATTAAAGGAATAGATAAAATAAAATGTTTGGATAATGGAGCAATTCAAAGTGCTACTCCAAATACGGCTAGATATTCAATATTGATGCAAATTTTATACTACAAGGAGGTATAAGATGAACAAAATAATATTTAAAAGAAAATGTCGATTTAAAGGTAAGATTTACGATGTTGGCGACGAATTAAAAAAATGTTCAAAAGAAGATATAATAGATATAAGAAAATTGAACGAGAGAGGATTTATTGACCCTCTAAATCAAAAAGAACTGAAGCAAATTGCCGATGGTTCTTTTTTTATTAAATCAAAATCAAAAAGAAAAGGAGAATAGTAAATATGGAAGGTGTACAATATACAAAAGTTACAAGAGATCAAATAGCATCCTTTTTGAATGTTAAACCTCTTGAAAACTTAAAGGATTTTAAAGTTATTGGTATTGGTGTTACGGATTATGGACTAGATTATAATCCTCAAGTTTCAACGGAAAAATGGATTATTCATAAAAATGCAACAAGTTCGTTAGACTCATATCAGATTCAAGGAGATGTTGCACAAACATGTTATTATGGTGATCCAGTTTATGACTATGTTAATCATTTAAGAAGAACATTGGCTGTAGGTTCAAAAGTTAATACCCAAATTCTAGATGTTGACATGTATGATGAGAAAGATGGTGCTTATGCAGCAACATTATTTGATTGTATGATTGCTGTTACTTCTTATGCAAAAGGAGAAAATCCTGCAATTGAATATTCCATTTATTATAATGGGGATCCTAAAATAGGGACAGTTACATTCGCAGATAAAGTACCAACGTTTGTCGAAACTGTTGAGACTGGTGAATCTGAAGGTAATTAATTTATAAACAATAAATGTGAGTGGGAATAATAATTCCTGCTCTTTTTATTTAACAAAAAAGGAGAGAAAAAAATGGCAAAAAATTTAAATATAAATTTGGGAGATAATACAGATAGTATATTAATTGTTAATATCCATGATAAAGATGGGAATGATACTGGAGAAACACTCCAATTTGATTTGGAAGATATAGAACTACCATTGAAATACCACCAAATAATAGAAGAAGATAAAAGAAATAGAAATTGGTTAAAGAATCAATTTGTTATTATCGATAGAAAAAAAGATGTTAAAGGTAAAAAAATGTTAAGCAAAAATGAAGAAGAAAAGATGTTAAAAATGAAGGAATTCTACGAAAGAGAAATGAACACTATAGATTCATTTCTTGGAAAAGGTGGATGTAAAAAAATGCTTAATGGAAGAAAACCTTATTGGGAAATGTTCAGTGATATAATTGAAGACTTAAAACCAGTAATAAAAGAGTTAGACCTAACAATGTCATTTATTGAAAACAAAATAAAAAATAAATATGGTCAATCAAGCAAAGAAGAAAATGTACTTGAATAATGAAGAATCCAGAGTATGTCAAAATTAAAGACAAAAAATATAAAATCAATACAGATTTTAGAGTAGCTATAAGATGTGAAAATGTGGCTACTGATTCTTCAATAAGTGATACAGAACGAACTTTAGCGATTATATACTTATTATTTGGTGATGACGGATTAAGCAATCCAAGAGATTATAACAAATTAATTGAACTAGGGTTACGCTATCTAAAATGTGGATTAGAAGAAAATAATGATTTAAATGAAAAGCCAGATATGGACCTAGAGCAAGATATTAGGCTAATTGAAGCAAGTTTCAAGTCCGATTATGGAATAACCCTAGGAGATGAATATATGCACTGGTGGGACTTTTATATGTATTTAAATGGTCTTACTGATAAATGTGTATTAAATCGTATTAGAGAATTAAGAACTTATGATACATCACAAATAAAAAGTATTAAGGAAAAAAATAAGATTCAAAAGCTTAAAAAGAGATTTGCTTTAAGAGAGAAAGAGATAGTAATGTCTGACGCTCAAAGAGAAGCAAGAAATAAATTCTGTGAGTTAGCAGGAATAAAAGAAAAGGAGTGAAATAATGGCGAAAACATTAGTAATAAAGACCAGAATGGATAACTCCGATTTTGATAAAAAATATTCAGAATTAGTTAAGCAACTAGAAATTGCCGAAAAAGAACAAAATGCAATTAGTAAGAAAAGTGAAGAATATAATTCAAAGATAGTTGCTAACAAGGAAGAGATAAAAAAAGTTAATAATTCAATGAAAGAATTAAAAAATACTATTGATTCTTTAAGTAAAAAACAAATTGGTAAAGGACTTAGTGGAAGTGAATATGCCGATTTAGAAAAAGCAACTGAGGAATACAACAAACAAAATAAAGCTTTGGAAAAATTATATGATGCAAATTCAAAAATAAATAGTCAAATAGATTCTCAAAATATAAAATATCAAAAAACAACAAGTAAAATTCAAAATATAAATGATAAAATAGAGAATCTTAAAGACAATGGCTCGAAATTTGATTTATCAAATGTTTCTAAGAGTATGACTGATATAATTAAGAAGATAGGAAAGTGGAGTTTAGCTGTTATTGGGGTAAGCAGTGCATATAATCTTATAACGCGAGCAGTAGGAACACTTTCGCAATATAATAAAGGATTAAGTGACGATATATCATATATTCAATTTGCTTTAGCTAGCACCTTAGAACCTGTTATAAGTAGAATAGTAGGTCTCGCTTATAAAGCTTTACAATATATAAATTATTTAGCTCAAGCATGGTTTGGGGTTAATCTATTTGCAAATGCAACAGCAAGTGCAATGAATAAAGCTAATAAGAGTGCGAAAGAATTAAAAAAGTCGATGGGAAGTTATGATACGGCAAACGTATTAAGTGATAGTTCTGGTGGAGGTGGAGGAGTATCAACTCCAAGTGTTGATTTAAGCAAACAATTAGGTGAAGATGAAATTCCACCTTGGATAAAGTGGTTAGCAGAAAATGGAGAATTGTTAAAAAATATTATATTAGGAATTGGAATAGCCTTTGCGACATGGAAAATAATTGAATTAATATCTAATTTATTTAGTTTAGGAGAAAAATTAGGAATTGTATTTGATTTTATTGGCAAAATTGGTGAAGGACTTAGCTCTTTACAATTAGTAGGTATAGCAGTAGTTATTGGTGGTATAGTCTTGCTAATTAAAGATATCATTGGTTTTCTAAATGATCCTACATGGGAAGGTTTTGGAAAAATATTAACAGATATAGGAATTATTTTAGCTGGACTGGCTTTAATAATAGGTTCTATTCCTCTAGCAGTAGCAGCTATTATTGCTATTATTGTAGGATTAGTCATCACTAATTGGGATAAAATTAAAGAAATTTTAGGTATTGTTGCCTCTTGGATTTATGAAAATGTATTAACCCCTATAGGACATTTCTTTAAAGCTTGTTTTGATACTTTATTAAGTGTAATAAAATTATTTATATCTGGTATACAAGCAATATTTACTACTGTTGTTAATTTGGTAGCAACTCCATTTGTTGTAGCAAAAGATACAATAATAGGTGTATTTAATGGTATAAAGACGTTCTTTAAAGGATTTGTACAAGTAATAAAGTCTATATTTAACGGAGATATAAAAGGCGTATTTAAAGGCTTTAAAACAATGTTTTCTGGTCTTATGGATTCTCTTTGGTCTATAGCTAAAGCTCCTCTTAATTTAATAATAGGTGGTTTAAATTCATTAATTAAAGGAGCAAATAAAATAAGTTTTGATGTTCCTGATTGGGTACCTGGATTAGGTGGTAAGAAATTTGGATTTAATATTCCAACAATTAAAAAATTAAAAGTTGGAGGTATTATTAATAATCCTGGCAAAGGTGTTCCAGTAGGAGGAGCAATTGGTGGTGAAGCTGGAAGAGAAGGAGTTTTACCTTTAACAGATGCACAAGCAATGGCAGAACTTGGAAAAGAAATAGGAAAATGGATAACCTTGTATATTAACTTGACTGGAGAAATGGATGGTCGAGCTGTTTTACGTGTATTAAAGAAAATAATTGTAAATGATGAATTTGCTAAGAATGGAGGATAGTGTATGATATGTGATTTAGAAAAATTAAGTCAAAAGATACCTATTCTCTCTTGGCAAGATCAACCACAAGATAATTGGGCAAGTGATGCTGGTAGAAATTCTAATAGTGCAAAATGGGGAGGCACTTTTATTGGATATGTAACTCAATTAACCATAGAATTTGGAGAATTGACACAATCACAAATAACAGAACTAAAAAGGTATGTTCAAAGGTCAATATTTAGGGTTAGATATCAAAGTAGTGATAATGGTGAATGGATAACGGAAAAATTTTATGGAACAACAATTCCAGCAAAAAAAGATTATATTTATGGCAAATACAAGCCATTTAGTTTAACATTGACAGGAGTTGACTTAAGAGATGAAGTATTGTGACATAATTCAAACTGAAGGTCGTAGATTTAAAAAGAAAAAAGTTTATTATATTCTTAACAACCAAAAATATGATTTGGATGTTGAAGATTTTGTAAAAGCAAAAGTTAAGTTTAATGCTTCTTTGATTGGAACATTAATGCTAGGGTTAGAACTAGATTTGAAGTCTCCATTAAATAACAAAGATGCATCTACCTACCTTGAAGTTACAGCCTTTTTAGATAAAGATAATATGGATACAAAAATATATGGTCCATATTATTTGAAAGAATTACCGACTTATAATGCAAGTGAAAAAACATATAGTCATATTTTATACGATAGAATGTTGAAAACTATGGTCGATTATATTGCGTTAGATATTAATTATCCATGTACTATTCAACAATATTATGACAAATTAATTGAAACACTGGGATTTACTTCTAGTGTTTCTTTAATTAATGGAAATCTTATAATGGATTCTGACATCTATGATGGGATAAATTATACTTATAGAACAGTACTAGAAGACATAGCAATTGCTAATGGTGTATTATTGTATGTTGATGATAATGATGTAAAAGCCGCAGAATTTGGCAGTGATGCTAACCTTGCAACAATTAATGATGATATTTTAAAGAATACTAATATTGATTTTGGAGAACATTATGGACCAATAAATTCAATTGTGTTAAGCCGTAGTGCAGAAAGCGATAATGTATTTATTCAAGATGAAGAAAGTGTTTCTAAGAATGGACTAAATGAGCTTAAAATAAAAGATAATCAATTAATGAACGATAATAATAGAAGTGAGTTTTTACCAGGCTTACTATCAAAATTAAATGGAATAGAATACGATATATTTGATACAGAATTAGTTGGCTATGGTGGATTTACGCCTCTACAAAAAGTGAAATTTGAAACTGGAAATAAAGAATATTATTCCTATGTTTTTAATAACGAAATTGAATTTACAAATGGATACAAAGAAGTTATATATAGTGAAATGCCTGATGAAAGTACAACAGATTATTCATCAGCAGATAAATCAGACAAAGGTTTATCTCAGGTGTTTCTAATAGTTAAAAAACAAGAAAAAAAAATAAACGGTGTAGTTAATGAAGTAAACGAAGCAGTATCGAAAGTAGTTGAATTTGAAGAATCTCTTGATGGTATAAAACTATCAGTAGAAGAAACAAACAACAAATTCGACAAAGAGAT